CGTGCAGGCCGGCGGCGCCTGTGGTGTTTGGCCATACCGGTTGGCGCAGGAATTCTCCGAGGTCTACACCTTCGAACCGGAGCCCGAGAACTTCCGCTGCCTGACGGAAAATCTCGCCGGCGTCGAGAACATCTACGACTTTCAGGCGGCGCTGTCGTCCGGCAACCGGCAGGGATCGATGTCCCTGCATGAGAGCGAGCAGGGCAACTGCGGGGCCTGGTATTTCGAGCCGGACGACGAGGGCGACATTTCGACCCATCCGCTCGATGCCTTGCTGCTCACGCAGTGCGACCTGATCCAGCTTGATGTCGAGGGCCACGAATACGAGGCTCTGCTGGGCGCCCGCGAAACGCTGTTGCGCTGCCGCCCGACGGTGGTGATCGAGGAAAAGAAGCTGCCGCAGACGACCGGCGACATCACCCGGGCGCGGCAATTACTGGAGGCGTTGGGTTATCGCGAGGTCGGCAGGATTCACCGCGACGTGATTTTCCGGTGCTGAACGTCTTTTCGGTCTGCGTCGGGACCAAGTATTCACCGGCCTATGTCTACGCCTTGCGGGAAGCAGTTGCGGAGCACCTCAGCCTGCCGCATCGGTTCATCTGTATTACCGGGTATGAGCTGCCCGGGATCGAGATCATTGATCCGGTCGCGCCTTATCCCGGCTGGTGGTCGAAGCTGAACCTATTCGCGCCCGGCATCGCAAACGGGCCGAGCCTGTATTTCGATCTCGACGTCGTCGTCACCGGTTCGCTCGACTACCTGGCGGACTTCGCTGAGCACAAATTCTCGGCGCCGGCTAACTGGGCGCGCTCCGGACATGGCGGTATTCAATCCTCGGTCATGGCGTGGCGCGGAAATTGGCACGCACCGTTTGATTACATCCAGCCACAGTGGCCGGCGGTGACCGAGCGCCTGTGGGGCGACCAGGAATTGCTGTGGGAAATGCTCGGCGACAACTGGGTCCGCATTCCCGGCATCTATAGCTACAAGTACCATTGCCGCAATGGAGATCACCCCGCCGATATGGCGGTTTGCGTATTTCACGGGGAACCGAAACCGGTCGACGTTTCCGACGCATGGTTATTGCCATACACGCAAACCCTGCGCAGCGGCATCAGGGCCGCTACGGCGAATACCTGCGCCGCGGCTTCCTGAAGCACGGCCTCGCGGCCGAGATCACCGCCAGTCCGACGCAGGCGGCGGACATGCATGTGGTGCTCGGCCCGCACTTCGCCAAGCGCGAGTGGCTAGACCATCCGCGCGTGATCCTGCTAGACCGGTCCTACTATCGGCCGGATCCTGAGCATGTCTCGCTCGGTTGGATGCGACCTGACGGCGGACGCGATTTTCGAACAGGGTCAGGGCGTGATGCGCCAACGATCGAAAGCCAGCCCGAGCAGGGAGGAAGCATTTTCCTTGCCGACTACGGCGGGCCGATCGAGCCGGCCGATACCGTGCGCCGCCACCCGGCAGAGGAATCGTCGACGGAGACGCTTCGCGAGGCACTCCGCCGCCATCGCATTGCCATTGGCTACCAGACCACGGCGCTGGTGACTGCAGCATTGGCGGGACTCGAGATCATCTGCCGCGATCCGCGCAATATTTTGTGGCAGGCAAACTGGCTCGAACTGCTGCCTTACGCCGACTGGCAGTGGTCCGAAATTGAATCCGGCGAGGCATGGGAGCACCTGAATGCTGCATCATGACCACAGCCAGGTTACGGTGGCGCCGGCGAGCGAGCCGGTCTCGCTGGCGGAGGCCAAGGCGCATCTGCGCGTCAACCACGCCAATGACGATGCATCGATCGACGGACTAATTGTCGCCGCCAGAGAGTGGGTCGAGTCCTTCACCGGCCGCTCACTGGTTACCCAGACCCGCACATACGTGCTGGACGGTTTCCCGGTCGAGGACGAGTTCATCCCCCTTCCCGGGTCGCCGATCCAGTCGGTCAGTTCGGTCAGCTATGTTGACGCCGCCGGCGCCACCCAGACATGGGGCGCCGCCAACTATGTGGTGGATAGCACGGCCGATCCCGGAGGCATCTTCCTGGCCTACGGCGCCAGCTGGCCGGACACCCGCGACCAGCGCCATGCGGTGACCATTACCTACGTGGCCGGCTACACGACCGTCCCGCAGCGCATCAAGCAGGCGATGTTGTTGATCATCGGCGAGTTATATGCCCGCCGCGAGCTCGCCATCGTCGGCGCCGCCATCAACGAGGTGCCGTTCGCGGTACAGGCGCTACTGACGCCATTCCGACTGGTCTATCTCTGATGCGTGCCGGTGAAATGGACCGGCTGGTGATCATCGAGACGCCAACCGAAGGCGTCGACGACTACGGCGGCGCCACCCTCACTTGGGCGACGTTCGTCGAGGTCTGGGCCTCGAAGCGCCCGGCGCGAGCCGGCGAGGGTTTGTCGGCCGAGCGCATCGCCGCGCAGGACGAGAATGTCTGGCGCCTGCATTGGATCGATGGCATCACCTACAAGATGCGCATCAACGAGGACGGCACCTATCACGACATCGTCGGCAAGATCGAGATCGGCCGGCGCGAAGGCATTGAATTGACCACCCGACTGCATCAGGCGACTTGACCATGCCGGAACAGGTCCACATCCGCGGCGCCCGCGAGATGGAGAGGGTGCTCCAGCAGTTGCCGGATTACATCGCCAAGCGCGTCGTCAATGGCGCTCTGCGCAAGGGCGCAGCGGTGGTGCTGGACGCCGCCCGGGCCCGGGCACCGGTGGGGCAGGAATCCAAGGGACGGCTACGGTTGCGGGTCACCAAGAAAGGCAAGGTCAGCGTCAGCAATTATGGCAAGCTGAAGCTCAACCTGCGCATCGTCAATATCCCGCCGAGCAAGACCAGCCACAGCGCGGCGGTGGCGGTCAGCGTCGGCAAGGCGTTCTGGGGTCTGTTCGTCGAGTTTGGCACGCGCTTCATGCGGGCACGCCCGTTCATGCGCCCGGCCTTCGAGTCAACCAAATACCAGGCGCTGGACGTGATCGGCAAGGTGCTCGGCGAGGGCATCGAAAAAGCGGCGGTGAAACTCGCTGGACCACTGGCAAAAAGCGGGCTGAAGCGATGAGACTTTCCGTGCTGGACGGTGATCCCGGTTTCAATCCAGAGCTCGCGCGGCGCGTGCGCGTGCTATTGGATGGCGAGGACATCACCACGAATTGCATGACGGCCGACGAGGAAACCGGCACGGCATTAATTTACGTGCGCGACCCATCCGGTCGCGTCATGGTGACCGGCTACGGCCAGCCAGCTTGCATCGTGGTACGCGGGTCGGTTTCCATTCACCCGCTGCAATGAGCGTCGAGACGGTACTGGTCGCCCGCGCCAACGGCTACGCGGGCCTGACGGCATTGATCAGTACCCGGTTTTACTACCAGCAATTGCCGCAGAATCCGACGCTGCCGGCGGTGGTGTATTCGCGCATCAGCGCCGAGCGGCCGTCGTGCATGGGCGCGGACGCCGGGCTGGTGCGGGCGCGCTTCCAGCTGGATGTTTATGCCGCTGACCCAAAGAGCGCGCGACTGGTCATGGAACAACTGCGCCAGTGCTTTCAACGCTGGACCAATAGCAGTGGCACGGTAGTGCAGGATACCTTCATCGTCTCGGACGTGGATATCGGTCCTGATCCGGACACCCTCGAGCACCATTCCTCGCTCGATATCGAAGTGATCTACCAGGAGTAGCTCATGACAATCGAAGTCCTGCGCGACGTCGATCTCATTTTCGACGGCTATCGCCTGCGCGGTGCGATGAATTCCGTCAAATTGACGGACGCCTGCGATGCTCAGGAGGCCACCGTCTTCGGCGACACCGCCCGTCGCCGGATTGCCGGCATCTATTCGCCGGCGCTGGACATGGAAGGCTATTGGGACGCCACCAACGATGGCATTATCGTTGGCGATCTACAGCTTGCGGACATACCGATCACGGTGGCGCCGCAGGATAGTGCCGATGGTTCTATCGCCTTCGTGTTCCGGGCGCTGGCGGCGGAGTATTCCCTGCTCGGCGCACTCGGCGAGGTCAATCCGTTCTCGCTCAAAGCACAGGGATCAGATGGCGCTCGCCTAGTGCGCGGCAACATTATGCACAATGCCGTTCGCACTGCGACCGGCGATGGCGTGGCCCGCCAGCTGGGCGCGCTTCCAGCCGGCAAGCATATGTTCGCAGCAGCCCATGTGCTCGATGCGAGTGTCAGCGACTCGCTGACGATATCGGTCTATTCCGACAATAGTGGGGCATTCGGCAGCCCGACTCTGCAATTCGGATTTCCGTCACTCTCTGCAATTGGATCATCTTGGGTAGTTTTCAACGGCATGACCACTGATGATTATTGGCGCGTGAGCTGGAATATCAGCGGGACGTCGCCGTCCTTTTCCTTCATCGTTGTGCTCGGCATTCTTTAACGGGAGATCACCATGTCAATCGAAGTCCTGCGCGACGCATTCGTCTCGATCAATGCCGTCGACCTTTCCGACCATGTTTCCTCGGTCAAGATGAACATGAGCTATGACGCCCAGGAGGCGACCGTGATGGGCGATACCGCCCGCCGGCGCATTTCCGGCGGCATCATGGAGGCTGGCGTCGAGATCGAATTTCGCCAGGACTTCGCCAGCGCCAAGGTCGACGCCACCCTGAATGGCCTGCTCGGCGTGCAGACCGCCATCAAGGTGCGCAAGAGCAAGACCGACGCCATCTCGGCCACCAACCCGGAGTTCCAGTTCAACGGCACCATGTTCGAGTATTCGCCGGTCGGCGGCGGTGTCGGTGAGGTGCATAACACCTCAGTCAAGTTCGACATCTCCGACGGTGTT